GGAAGATAGCAGTTCATCCGGCAGGTGAATGCCTTTTTCTGCCAGCATATTCCGCGCAGTGCGCTGCATCCTTGCGGTTTCCACCTGCTTTTTCAGGTCGTCCAGCTGCTTTTTGTAGCTGTCCCGTTCGTATTCTGCCCGTTCCTGACCGGTCATATTTTCCAATTTCTGGGCTTCTGTCTGCTCGGTCTGTAGTTGGGACAGAGCAGCGGTAATCATACCGGAAACATCCTCCGCTGTCAATGCCGGGGCGTCGGGCTTTTGGGCTGCATCCGGCTTTTCGTCTGTTTTTGTGTCCGGCTTAGGCTCTGGCTTTTGCACGTCCTGTTCCGGGTTCTGATTGGTTGTCTCTGGTTCCATGTTGGATCTCCTCCTTTCCGATGTACGGGTCAAATGCCGCCTGCAAGGTTTCCAGGCTATGTGCGGCTTCCGTTCGGGTGACCTCCTTGCCGGAATCATCCGTCAGAATCAGGCACGGAACGTGCCTGACGTGATACCGCTTTGCCATGTCATTTCCGCCGTACCAATCCTCTGCATCAAATACATAGGTTGGAATCTGTGTCTGCTCCGTGTATTGCTGAACGGTTTTCTGCATTCGTTCACAGGGCGGACAGTTTTTCCGGTGGAAGAATAACAGCTGCATTGGATTCACTCCTTTCTGATTTTTGGTATAAAAAAAGCACCTGATTACTCAGATGCTAATTTTCGATAAAAACGCCGTACCCACAGGCTTGCTTGTTTTTGGTTTCCGCCCTCCGCCAGTTTATGCCCATGGTCGGGGCGGGTAGCTACTTGATTTCACTCAGTTTAATGCCTTCGATCACTGCGCGAGTTTCCAGGCATGCGATATAATCAGCCATTGCCCGAATCTGAAAATTGTAGATTGCTCTTGGGCATGTTGGTTGAAAATTCAGCGTTCCCTCGTCCCAGCGTCGAAGCATGTACTCTAGCTTTTTGTATCGAATTACAACTTGAATATATTCCGCTTGAAATCGCTTTTTATAGTCATCGCTGTTCATCATTTCGGCTGTATCTTTTAATTCTATTGGGTTGTATGTCATTCTTTCTCCTTTCAGGCATAAAAATAACATCTGAATAATCAGATGCTAATTATTGATTAACTTTATTATTTTTTCAGGATCATTCTCAATCAGAACCGCTGCAAATTGCATTATACAGGTCTGCCATAGCGCTGCACAGCACCGCATAGCCTTGCGGATCGTAAAAATCATCCAGTTCAATTTTTGCCATTTCTTTCAACTTTCCCAGCAAAATTTCTTTGGCTCTTTCTTTCATGATTCCTCCTTTGGGGTATGAAAAAAGCACCTCACGAGAGATGCTTTCATTCTGATTCAATTTACATTCCAGGAATCCAGTCCCTGACTTCCTTTGCAAGTTCATACATTTGTTTCATCTTGGAATTGTCCTGCAAATACGCAATGCCGGACATTGTGATCTTTACGCTGTCCAGCCAGTCCGAAGAGAGGTACCGCCCGGTTTTAGTGGTGTGCACCGCAAAGCCGCTAATGTATCCGGCATCCAGAAGTTCTTCCATGATATCCAGCCAATAGCTGACAGGAATTCCAAATCGCTCCGGATGTATCGCGTCCAGCGGCACCTTTGTTCCGCTTTTCTTGCACTCATACAATTCTGTGAGAATCGCATATACAAGCTTGAAGTAATCGTCTTTTGCCATGGTGTGCCTCGTTTATTTCTCTTTATTTTACTTTTCTCCCGTTCTCAAAAGCACGGATTGCCTCATTCAAAGACATTTCATTTGCACCGCCTTTTAATTCCGGGTTGTCTCTTTGTACAGGGTCATTTTCCCAATTGCAGATATCGCAAATATCATACTCTGAAACAGTGCTTTTTCCACAACAAGGACACTTAATTTCTTTCGTGTTCATATGCCCAGTACTCCTTTCCGTTCTTTGGCTTAAAAAATGTTCTGATGCTGCCGTCTTTTGTGACAACAAGAAAATCATTTGTTGAAAACCGATAAATAGCAGTGCTTCCATCAGAACGAACTATTTTTTCTACATCATCGGAAGCCGGCGCGTTTACCAGTTCATTTGCAAGTGATACATAAGATTCAGTCGAAATATCTCCGTATTCTTCACCATGTTTTGCGTAATGCTTTTGCATGGATTCCGGTGTTTCAAATTCTATTTTTATTATACCACCATCCGCCGCAGAAGTCAACAGCTCCAGCGCCTGGCTTTTCGCCTGGTTCTGTGCTTTTCGAGCCGCCGGCAGCGGGTTCTTATTCCGGGAATTCAGATCAATGGTAAATGTACAGCGGCACCATGGATGCATCGGGGGAAAGTTCAGCCCCGGCATGCGGTCACGGATAGGGAAGGATTCCCCTTGCAAGGCTCTGCAAATGGCACAGGCATTTCCGTCCGCACACTCGTACAGATAGCGGTCATAGTACTGGGAGAACGGCATCATGCTGGATTCTGCTGCTAAATAGGTATCTTCCGTGAAAACCAGCCGTTCCATATTGGATTTGGAAACATTCTGAAGCTTCTGCCGCATCATCCGACTGATGCGCTGGTAGGAGTCTCCACGAATGAATGCGTTGACAAAATCTGTTTGCAATGTTTGGGCAAGCTTTTGACGGTTTTCCCAGATCCGGGCAGAGAAGTCCTTGGCGTTGCACCAGGCGTTCCCCAGGATTCGCTGAATGGCATCGTGATCCACGCTGTAGAACCGCTTCCCGAATCCCAGATATTCTGCACTGGCATTGGCATAGCGCAGTGCCATGCGCTGGAAGAATGCCTTTGCCTGTTTCTGCTCCTGTGCACCCATTTCCAGTTGCTGCATAGCAATAGACTGCCGCAGCCCTTCTAACCGGTTTAGTTTGTAAATGGATGTCCGCACCGGCAGCAAATGCGCATATTCCGGGTATTTTTCGCCGAATGCATCCATGCGTTCCAGGAGAAGCTGCCGGTCTGCATCTGATAAATTTTGCAGCAAAACCCGGTAAGCAATCACATCCTGTTCGCCGTATTTTGCATAGTAGGCGGCAATTTCCCGATCTAGCCGGGCAGCTTCCCGGTCATAGTAGGTTGCAAGTTTGGCAAACAGTCGTTTTTCATCTTTTGCCATGGAAGCGTCAAGGCGTTTCCTGCGTTCCTCCCAGTACGTCATTGGGTTCCGTCACCGTCCGTTCCTGCCGCAGATCGTCCTGCGGTTCCTTCCCTTGTTCTTCCTGAATGCGTTCCAGCTCTTTGTCTACGTTGTCCACTGCGGAAATGACACGCAGCTGCGTGCGCTGCGAGGTGATGCCTGCCATCTGTGCAGCAGCCTGCACTTCTTCCAGCAGATTCTTTGGCGTGTTTCGGGTGAACTGGTAGTCCAGTTTTGTCCAAAGATCTTCCGGAATACCGGAAAGGGGATGCGTTGCAAGGATTTTCCACCGCTGATTCATTCCGGAAACAAATTTTCGGGCTTTCATGCGGCACAGATTGTCCATAGACAACAATTTGTACGCCAGTGCTGTCCCAGAGGAATTCCCAAAATTTTCATCGCTGATATTTGCCACCATGGACAGATTGAAAATCTGATCTTCCAGCCGGTCAAGCAGGTTTTCCTGGGTCGTGTCTGCGTTTGGCTTTTGCAAAAATTCCACTTCCAGTTTATCCGTTTCCGGGGCTTCCATGTTGATGATGCGGTTGTTTCGCAGCCACTGCAAATCTTCTCGGGACAGCTTCGCGCCCAGAATCTTCAAGTAGGCATCTGCAAAATAGTCCACATCGTTTGCCTTCTCGGAAATCGCCTTATCATACGCCAGAATCTGCGTAATGACATGCTCAAAAACACCGGTTCGTTCCTCATTTTCAATGTAT